ACAGCCGGAAACATTACCGACGCAATGTTTGGCGGGTCATCTACTTATCATCAAGACAGTGGCATAGGCCAGCCGTTTTCTTTTTTGGTCGCTGACAATGGTAGTTTCCTTGCCATTTTTTACGATGGTTCAAGTCAAAGAGGAAACAATAACTTTTCGGGAAAACCTTTGAGGGGGTTTGTTATTTACAATGTATAACGCACGGAGCATCCTATGAGCAGAGCTAGAGAATTTGCAGACTTGGCCGGTTCGGCAGATGCTGGTGGCCTGACAGGCAGGAACCTGATTATCAACGGTGCGATGCAGGTGGCGCAGCGGGGTACGTCATTTGCCACAATGGGTAACGGTGATAGTCAATACACGCTTGATAGGTTTAAGTGGATGGAAGGTGGTAGCACTACGGCAGAGATGACGGTGACACAATCGTCTACTTCTCCCAACGAATTTTCAAAAAGTTTGAAGGTAGATGTAACTACAGCGGACACAACTTTGGGGGCAGATGATTTAATCCATATCCAGTACAAGAATGAGGGCAATGTACTTGGTGGGATTGCAAAAGGCACATCAGATGCCAAGCCACTGACATTATCTTTTTATGTGCGTTCAAATACTACCGGTACGTTTGTGGTGTATTTGTTTGACGTAGATAATACGAGGTCTGTCTCTGGAACTTATACAATCAATGCCGCTGACACTTGGGAACGCAAAGAGGTAAACTTCCCTGCTGATACTTCTGGTGCGCTTACTATAGACAATTCTCACGCTATAAGCATCAACTGGGTTCTGGGTGCAGGAAGCAACCTTAAATCAAGCACTCTACAAACATCGTGGGGCAGTTACGACTCAACTGCTTTAGCAACCGGCTCAACTGATATTACAGGAAGCACCAGCAACGAGTGGTACATCACCGGCATCCAGCTTGAACTTGGCGAACAGGCCACGCCGTTTGAGCATGAACCTTATGCGGTCACGCTTCAGAAGGCAAAACGCTATTATCAAAGGTGGGAAGTAACATCAGATAATGCCACCTCTGATAAGCCTATCGGTGCGGGGTTATGGCACGGCAGTTCGCAAGTTTTAGCAATGTTTACTTACGACGAAATGAGAGTTGCTCCAACATTTACGGCAAGTTCAACAGATTTTGTGAAAGCATACGGTAACTCATTTGCAGACAATAGGTCCGGCGGTAACGGTTTGGATACCATAGGTACTAAAGCTGCAAGGTTTAATTTTACTGTGTCCACTAGCAGGACAGCAGGTGATGGCACTATGATTCAGATGGCCGCTGCTGGCGAATACCTTGAACTAGACGCGGAGTTGTAGACATGAACGAAATGAATATTACAGCAGCGCAGTATCTTACTAATGTTGATGGGGATAACGACACCATTCGTGCCACCATTGACGGCACGGAGATGAATGTTCCTGTCTCCCCTGGCAACCGCCACTACGACGAAATAATGAAACAGGTCGAGGCCAAAACGCTGACCATACAGGACGCCGACTGATTTTTTTTGACGGGATTGTACAATGTTCAGACGTTTGAAAGAGATATTGCACACACTTGGGAGAACCTTCATGCCCCACCTCTATGACCTTAACCCGAAGCTGAAGCCGAAGTCGGCACCAGCTCCGAAGCCGGCCAAGAAAGCGCCGGCAAAAAAGGCGGGTAAGAAGAAGTAACGAAATGGTCGAGCCGATAAGCACAGCTCTGGCCGGGATTGCACTGGTCAAAGCCAGTGTAGACGGCATCAAGTCGGCCATCGGGACCGCGAAGGACGTGAGAGATATTGCGTCCCAGCTTGACGGCTTGCTGACTGGCCACCGCCAGGTTCAGCAGCAGGCAAACAAAAAGGCAGGCGGCTTCAGCAATTTTGACAGCATCGGTTCAACTGCCTCGGAGATCATTGATAAAAAACTTGCGGATGAGGCGCTCTATGAAATCGGCAATCTGATCAATTTAAGGTTTGGCCACGGCACCTTCCAAGCGATTCAGCAAGAACACCAGCGCCGGCTGAAGGCCAAGCGCGAAGAGGTCAAGAGGCAAGCGCAACAAAAAGCAGCGCAGCGAAAAGAGATGATGGAAGACCTTTGGACCGTGTTCATCGTTTTGACTGTCTTGGTCGCTGCCTTGGTTGTTGGCCTTGTCGCATGGGTCGCGATGGCTGATGACAGGACGCATGTGGTTTGCCGCCTGGCCGGATGCGAAATGTACGATGGCCTGCGGCACTGCCAGTACAGGGGCGCGAACAATACCACCGAGCTGATGACTTATCACCCAACGGATTACATACCATCGGAATACCTTTGTGAATACGCGCCCAACAAGAAGAAGCCGCTGACGCTGAAGCAAACGCTGGATGCAATCAAGGAGGCGATGCAATGACCGTCGAAGATGTCGCTCGCAAAATGCTGGAGCTGAAGATACTGCCCAGGTTTATGATGTTGGTTTTCACCGGCGTCTATATCTACTGCATTCTTTGGTTCACCGGGCTGTCCGTCGAGGAAACCACTGCTGAAAGAGCCGCCCTAATTTCGGTGGTCACTGGTGCCGCCACGGGGTCACTAGCTGTCTGGCTGAATTCGGAGAAGCACTGATGATACAAGCATTGATAGGCCCGGTGACTGGGCTGCTAGACAAGTTCATTGAAGACAAAGATCAGAAGGCACAGCTTGCCCATGAGATAGCGACGATGGGTGCCAAGCATGCCCAGGAGCAAGTGCTGGCCCAGCTCGAAATCAACAAGGCCGAGGCAGCTTCTGGCTCTCTGTTCAAAGGTGGGTGGCGACCTGCGGTGGGATGGGTGTGTGCGATAGCCTTTGCGTACCACTTCATCCTGAAAGACCTGATTGTGTTTGGCGTAGCGTTTGCCGGCATGGAGATGCCTGCCCTGCCAGAGTTCGACATGGGTACGCTCCTCACCGTCCTTGGGGGCATGCTCGGCATCGGGACACTCCGCACCTACGAGAAGCAGAAAGGTCTGACCAAATGAACATCGACAAACTGCGTGAAGAGATTGCTGCTGACGAAGGACGCCGGAACGCGGTGTATCTCTGTAGCATGGAAAAAAGGACCGTCGGCATTGGACACCTGATTACTGCTGATGACCCGGAATGGACTATGGAGGTGGGCGATACCATCAGTGATGAGCGCATCGATGAGCTGTTTGATTCAGACATAGCCGTCACGATCGATGACTGCCGCATGATCTTTGATGACTTCGATGCGTTTCCAGAGCCAGCCCAGCTTTGCTTGGCAAATATGTGTTATCAACTCGGCCGATCAACTTTCAGCAAATTCAAGAAGTCGATTGCCTTTGCGAACGACCACCAGTGGGGCGACCTGGCTTTAGAAATTTTAGACAGCCGGTGGGCAAAGCAAACACCCAACCGGGCCAAGCGGATATCCGATCGTCTGTCATTGCTTGAGGTGCCAGCATGAGAAAGTTCAAGCCTGTTCCGAAGGACAAGAAGTCGGGCCTGCCATCAAAGTATGTGCGCGGGTCCAAAGACCCGGACAAGACTAGGGCCGAGATCAAACGCACCCGCCGGCTCTACCGCATGGGGATGCTGACGCCGGCCATGATGGATCGGATCAGCAAGGAAAGGAGCGGACGATAATGGCAAGGTTTAGCAGCATACCAGGAGCTGGACGGTTTAGTTCCTCCACCCTGAACAAAGTCTATCGTCGAGGGCTTGGCGCATACTACTCATCTGGTAGCCGGCCGAAGGTATCAGCCCACCAGTGGGCTATGGGCCGGGTCAAATCATTTGTGTCTGGCAAGGGTGGCGCTCGAAAAGCAGACAAGGATTTGATCAAGGGGAAAGCATAATGGCAAAGACTGCAAAGAAAGAAGCCTTTGACAAGAAGGTAGCTGCCAAGGCGATGACGCTGATGAAAGAGGGCAAGCCCCGCAAGCAAGCATTTGCGATCGCCTATGGCATGGTGGGCAAGGCTAGTCGCAAATCGTGATTGATCTGGCTTGGCCTGGCAGCGACTGAATCCAGCCGCGTTGTTCAAGGCATTTGATCATGCGGTGGACCGACTGCAAGCTGGTGCGTGGCGACATAACCTGTTGGCCATCTATCTTGCCGTCCGCAATGTCACGCACCGACGGCGACACACCGTTGGCCTTGATGTAAAGCCGGATGAAATCAAACACCGCTTTTTGCTTCAGCGTAAGACCGTGCTTCATCGTCACCCTCCTTTGCTTCCATAGATAGCTGCTTGTTGTAGGTCATCCGCTTGTCCTTCAGCTCGGCGGCTAGGGCTTCATCGATCTGGCCCAGCGTTTCAGCGTTGCACTCCTCTAGCTCCTTGAGCCGAGACCGCCGCGTCTCTGCCGGCAGCTTGTCGTACTGCCGCATCTGCAACATCAGGTCCGCGTACTCGTTTGCCCACTCATCTTGTGACCCATACGTTTGCATTTCGCCGGATGGCTTGGCCAAAATAAACTCCGGCAGGATCACCCCTTCATTGCTGGCGCTCTCGGCCTCACTGACGGCCTCTAGAATATTTTCTATCGGATCACCCTCAGACGCTACGGATGGGGCTTGTACGGCCTTTACAGGAGGATGTTTTTCGGCGGCATCGTAGTCACGGGCCTCTTCGACAGTGATCAGTCCCTTGATGGCATCGGGGAAGCTATCGCGCAGGGCAAAGCCCCTCGCCCGGAGCTGCAACATACGGTTCGGATAGTTCTGCCAGGCACCACCCTTGCCGGTCAGCTTGGCATGCTTTGCCTCGGCCATCGAAAAGGTCTTCTTGGTTTCTTCAATCTCGCCATCGCGCAGCGCACGTTTGACGATGCAGACCGCCACCTCCCCGTCCATGTATTCCTTGATACCTCGGAAAGCTGGGTGCGCTTTGACCAGGGCCAGCATGCTGTCACCCCAGATCGATGGCTTGCCATTGATGACGGAGATGTTCTGCAAGGCTTGCATCGGTGCCAGCCCCAGCTCGTATCCCCACTGGACAGCGACCAGGACGTTGGCCGGCTTGCCGCGATAGGCTTCCGGCACCATTGGTGACTGTGCGATAACCTTGGCAAAGTCCATTGCCTCTTGGAGGTTGGTCGGCTCAAGAACCGTAAGTTTTTTGTCATTCATCATTAGTCTCCTTTATCGAAAAGCTGACGCTCTCGTATGTCTCTCCAGTTTCAACTGACTTGCGCCGGGGCTTGGTCACGGTCTTGGCCTTGATGATAAAGCCCGGCATCTTGGCGTGTTCGACTTGCATGGAATCCAGGATGAAGATGATGCCCTCGCGGAGTTGCTTGCGGGTCTTCTCCCATTGGTTGGCTTCAGCCGCTGCCCGGAGGTAGTCGGTACACATGCCAGCCAGATCATGATTGGCCTTCGGTAGCATCTCGGTGATGTCCACCAGGTTGTCGTTGTCATGCTCTTCGATCGGCGGGTAGTCACCGTCGGTATCGATCAGCTCCCAGAATTCTGCGTAGGCTTTCAGCATCACCTCTTCCAGCGCAGGATCGCGGCGCACCGGGTACAGGTTCAGACGAAAGTGCTGGTCCATGCAGGCGATGATGCCCCAGTCTAGATCGGTGCAAATCATCTGATGGTGTACTTGCATCACCCATTCAGGTTTCGGCCGGCCATCGTGATAGGCATCCGTCTTGATCTCGCAGATACCAGTGCCAGACATCCGGTATTCCTTGCCCAGCCAGGTCAAGACCAGCTCACCCTTCTCACCTTTGATTTCTAGGATGCGATCGACGGAGCTGGCGATGCGGTGTTTGGGATGACGGAACGGTTCCTTTGGTTCCCATAGGTCTACCTCGCCAATGATCTGGCGGCGCAAAACCTCCAAGGTCCAGTTAGCCACACCTGGCTCAAGCAGGGTGCCACGAATCTTGGCTTCCCAGTTTCGGCCGTCATCTTGCAGCTCTTCCCCTCGCCTGGCCTTCTTGGTTCGGGCCAGAAGTTTTTGGCGGGTATCACCGTAGGGATTTTTGTGGAGGACCACCGTGGCTGCATCAGAGCTGCCGATCTCCTCCCCTGTTTTTGTGAGCTTTGGCATTACAGCCTCGGCGCATTGGCTGCGTAGCAAACATCATCCAGCGCACACATGAACCAGAAGAGCGCCCAGATTTCGACCAGGACCAAGGCGATTAGCAGGCCGATGCCAACGCCCTTGAACAATTTCCAGATGATTGATTTTAGTTCAGGCAGGACAGGCTGTGCTGTGTAGACAGGCTCACCTGTCGTTCCTGTTGGGACAGGATGAATATACATTATGCGACATTTACGCTTTAACATACTCTCATTCCTCACTATTGGTTTGTACAAGGACTAGACCAATTGTTGTTGGGACCACACCGGACCCCCTGTATTGTTACAACATCAACCGTCTTGTGCTTACACCAAAGGTTAGATGTCGTCTTTCGTCAGCTTTGAGACTTCCAGGATGCCCCGCTCATCTTTGAGGTCAGGGTCATATACCAGGTGTTCAGCGCCGCGTTGGCGGGGGTCACCAGGTGCCAATGCAGAAAACCTTTTATTGGCCCCTAGCAACGCCCCTTGAGCATATACCAGCTTGTCTGTCCCTTTGATGCTATTGCTTTGTCTAAGCCTCTTCAGCTCTTCGACAGCGTCACCCAGTATCTCCTCGGCCTTGGCAATGTGGTCGGCATGATACATTGGGATATCAAGCCTGCGCTTGAAACGCATGATGCCGCCGCGTATGGCTCTGGCCGTGGGACTAAGTGATAGCTTCTGCTTCCGGGTCAGTTTCATCCTTATTGCTCCGTCCACAATACATATGCGGTTTGTTCACGTCTGTGAATGTCAAGTGGTTTGACACAGTTTCATGTATTCTTGGAGTGGCTGCGCGGCCTTTTGATAGCCGATTTTTCTAAGTCTCTCCAGCCGCCGCAGGGCATATTGACTGTCGGCATCGATCATAATTTTTGAAGCCTGATAATGTTTTTCCCAGTGTGAAGTGGATTCGATCCAACCCTCGGCTAGGCACTCTTGCACCAGCGTCGTTGCGCTTTGCCGGCTGATAGTGAGCGCCTTGGATATTTCTGACACACTGTAAGGTCGCTTGACATACGCCGCTTTGACCATGAGGTAGTAAAAACCCATTCGGTTATTGGTGCTGTTGAAATAATCGGACATGCGGTCTTTGTCGCGATTGCGTATTGTGCGGTGCGACAGTTCGATCTCCGCGACAGCCAATTTGTAATCGGTCAGCAGCCGATCAAAGATGTCATGCGGCGGGGCCATAGCCCAATCGTTGTCCTGGTTGATATGTTCTGACTTCATTGCTTCGCTCCCTTCCTTTCCATGCGAATGACATAGTTGCGGACCGAGCTGGCATGCCATTTGGTCTGCCGGCTGATGTCGGGGGTCCGCATT